TTAAATTTTTCCATCATTACTGTCCTTACCAACATTAAAATCAGCTTTACTGTTACCCCATCCTGCAATAATTGCGAGTTCCTTTTCTAAAAATGGACGTCCTTTGTTACTCAACATTAAAAGATGATATTTTTCTGCTGCTTTTTGAATCCATTCCATACGGCTATCATAGTTTTGAACTCTAGTATGTGGCAAAGGCTCAATATAGACAGATTCAGGGAGTTGATTAATAACTCCTGCATGACGACCTTTATAGTTTCCATTTTTATCAGGTTTGACCGTATCAACGCCATAATCACTAGATAAGACTAAGGTACTATCAGGGAGCTTGGTATAGCTTTGTAACGTTGCCTGTGCTTGTACTTTCCAATCTTTCCATACCAATTCCTGTAAAATATTTCTTTGCTCTTGTACTGCAATCGCCATCAAATGTTTTAAAAGATTTTTACTAGACAACTTAAATCTAACTTGTCTTGATTCATTCTTTCTTTTAAATACATTTTCAATTTTTGGAAGATACTCAAAAGCCTGTGTAATTTCAGGGGTACTTTGTAAGTGCTTAATTATCGGTAAGCAACTTGACCAAGGAATATTTCTTACTTCTTCTTTTATATGGGTGAATTTTGAGACATCACGTTGAGTTCTACACTGGTTAAAAGATGCAGATGACATACTCCAAGCGTAGTGCCATGGAGCAATATCCATGAATAACCATAAATTTCCTTTTGCAAAAGAATGTACAGGGTCTCGAATCACACTGAGTGGCATCCACTTATATCCCCATGCGGTGAGTCCATGTTTGAACACTGCTGCAACTGTTTTTGAGGCAAATGCGCCTAGACCCATCCAATAATAACGACCTATAAGTTGTTTATCTCCATGATTTTCCTGTTCAAGGTAAATTTTGGCATAGACCGATGCTATTCTTCTAGCTCTTGCTTCATATCCTGGTTCGAGTTTATAGAGATTTTTTCGTACATCCATTAAATTAGATACGTTTTGCAATTTCAAGCGAACCTCTTGCCTCAATCTTCTTAATGATTTGTAGAATCTCAGGAGCCTGAATCTGGTTAATACGCTTATTAGCAAGAGCAATATAAAGCTCATCCAATGAAGCTCGTACATTACTAATGTGTTTGGATGACCAAGTTTCTTTTTGATTATTGAACCAATCCTCTGCGACTTCCTTAAAATAAGGCTGCTCCTGCTCAACCTCAGTTGTATTTTTGAGTTTATATCTCAGATCAAACGCGATCTCCCTTGCACGCTTTAAACTTAGCTCAGGATAGATACCTAATGCTTTAGACTTCCTTTGTCCATTTTCCGTGTATCTGATAGACCAATATTTTTTGCCATTCGGATCGACTCGTAAAGACAGACCATTACTATCAGAAAGGCGGTACTGTTTTTCCTGCGGTAATGCTTTTTTACACAGCACATCGGTAAGCGACATATCTTTGTCCCACATAATTAAACTTATTTAGTGGGTCAAATTGTCCCAATTTTGACCCTCATAAAAGCAAAAATAGGGTCAAACAGCTTAGGACAAGGTCGGACAACACAGCCAATAAAAAAGCCTCTAAACATTAAGTTTAAAGGCTTTTTTAGATCCCGATGGATTACTTCGGAAAGAATTTTGGTGGAGGTGGCGGGAGTCGAATATACAACTCAAGTCACTGTTATTTATATGATATTACTCAACAGGAGCAGCATTGTGTAACTTCTGTGTAACATCTTAATTTGATTAACTTTGACTAAGTTTATTCATCTTTTTATTATTTCGGTTCAGTTGAGGGTTTGGAAACTGAACTCAGAACTATTATACCAGCTTAAGAGAATAAGAAAATGAAACCTTGGGAACAATTCTATATCGAACAAATGATCAAACGAGCCAAGCCATACAATAAAAGCCCGGGATGGGCGTTGCGGTATAATCCGTGGTTTTCGGAACAAGAGCCATTAGAGTTTTTTGAAGTTGGTGGGGTTTGTTGATCATTGCGCTAAACACTGCACGCACAGTGTCACGCTAACATGATTAGAGATTGAGTGTGCTGTGCAGCCGGAGAGAAGTAATGAAGTCAGCAATACCAACTTCATACCCAGCTCCGCAGTAATGCTAAATGCTTCTTACGATCTTCAAGGCCATTGGTGCCGCCATTGATCCTGCGAGTTACAGCAACCACGTCATCTTTATCAGCCAAGGCATTCAAGCCGTTATCAGACCAGAACTTACAGGCAACCATGAGGCCCATACTTGGTAATGCAACAATCTGCGGATTATTTTCCAGATCGATGCCAAGCTGCTGGCCATACTTGCGATAGTTTGCACGGCCAGTCAATTGAATTGGTCCACGCCCCTTATATCGAACCCCATCTCCTGCATAGATATTTCCTAAATCCTTTCGGCCTTCATATGCTTTACCTGAGGCAATCTCTTCCATATATCGGAAGTTGCCAGACTCATGCGTAAGCTGTGCCATGAAATGAATAAAGCGAAGTGAATTGTCCAGGATGCCGTATGTCCGCATATGAACATTTGCAGCAAGACCGAGTTCCTCAGCATGTGATTGGCTGGCACCTAATTTTTTAAATACCGCGGTTAAGGTGCCACGGCCAATAATTCCATCATCATGTACGCCTACTGCTCTTTGGAGTTTTTTAATTTGAGTGGTGTTCATCATCTTTATCCGTATTAAAAAATTTAGGACGTGCACCCTCCTTCCCCCAGATATAAAGCTGTCGGGTGAAAAGTACGAATACAATGCTTACTGTGGTGTAAAAAAGAGTTCCGGCTGGACTAGGTGAGTAGTCGTCTTTTACAAAGAGTGCTACCCCAAAAATAATTGACAGCATCAAAAGAAAATCGATGTGCTTTGGCAGTTTAATTTTTGGATGAAATACCATGATTGCAAACGAAACCAGAAACAATACCAGTGCCGTCTTACTTATGATTAGCAGCATCTTCATTCTCCTTTTTGACTAAACCAAGAAGTCTTGATCGAGCCAAACTTAATAATGCTTCAGCTGTACTCTTACCAGCAGCACCTAAGACAAAACCAAATAGCTCAGGGTACTTGCCATTAGCAAGAAAC